GGATCTTGTAAAGTCAACTTAGCCATTGAGATCTATTCCTCTTAAGAAATCTTACGCCACTCAAGAGTGATGGTGCCAGTGAACTTCACAGCTTCGGCAGAAGCAATGTTCGGCCAAGTAGCAGCAATGTTCAGATAAGCATCATGCACGCCAGCAGAGAGGATCGTCAGAGTACCGATACCAACGTTAGCCAAGCTCGAAGCCTGAACAACGGTTGTACCGAGCACATAGGTCGATAGCACGCCAGCATCACCCCAGAGAATGTTCTCAGAGGTTGCACCAACTTCACCAATCGTATCCACTGCAGTAGAACCAACGACCGTGCCAATACCCACTTCACCATCAGTGATGGTTCCATGAGAAGCCTGATCAAAGATACCCACTACAGAAGAACTAACCACCATAATAGTACCAGCAGGGAATGTGTAGAACTTTGCACCAAGTGCAAGATCAGCAGCATCCGCACCTGTACCAACTGCGAAGTTAGTCAGAGTAAGTTTAGTATAATGAATATCACCAAACATATACTCTTGTGCAGTTGTGGTAGCAGCAGTAGTTACTGTACCAGCAGTAGCAGTGGGGACGGTATTAACAGTACCGACACCCGGAACAGAAGTCAAATTGTAAGGGCTGGGCTTAGTAGCACCAACCGATAGAGAACGGCAGACGATATCAAGACCGCCCCAATCAACCGTTTTTTCGCGTCTTGTAGCCATGTGAGAATTCCTCCTTATGTAAGTGGCGGGCAACCCCTCCGGTCACCCGCCTTCTCACGTTTACGACGTAAAGTTATTATCGCGCCAGTAGATGGTCAGGTAGCCAGAACCAGCCGTAGGAGCGTTAGTCTCCAGGTAGGTGCAAAGCAGAGCATCAAAACCGATACCAGCCTGGACACCCATCAGGGCACCAGCGTAGGTAGCAGTCGGACCTTCGATAACAGTGATCTGACCATCAGTGTCGACCTGATCGTCAGCAAGAGAGTTTACGAGACCATCAGCATCAATGATGGTAAACGTGCCGGGCGTCGCTTCGTTAGACTTAACGAAACCGAAGTTCAGCAGGTTATCACCAGAGCCGTTGGTAAACGCAGCAGCAGTCGTGAACACAACCTTATCGATCACAGCGCTAGCCGGGAAGATAGTGTTGAAGTCCAGAACATACACGTGAGTGTCGTCCGTACCGAGAGCTACGTCAGTGAAGGTCACGTAGAACTGACTGATGTGTTGGTGACCAACGCCATCCTCAAATTCACCACCCTTACCCATCGCAGCTTCGTCACGACCATAACGGACCCGAAGGCCGTCGGCGTTAGAATACGGAAGCGGCACGCCAGTGCTAGAAGTGTTAGTAATTGCCATAGTTCATTACCTCCTTAGACGTAGACCTGGTCAGTGTCAGTGACGACAGTGACAAAGTTCTCAGGACGGTAAAGGGCAAAGTCATAACGGCAGGTCGTAACCCACTCATCTCTCTGCTTATCCTTATTGAACTCATAGTCCACCTGGACAGGCTGACGAACGAGACCGATAATCGGAATCAGATCCGAAGCCGCCGAGAAGAAGATGTTGTTGACACCAGCCGCAGCCGTGACACCATCAATAGTCTCAGAAGTCGTATTCTGCTTCAAATTCTGGGAGACGTAAATGTCAATGCCCATAATGTTGCGCGAGAAGCGCATATCCGAGGCGATACCAGTCTCGATGATCGAGGTCCAGTTCGGATTCGGATTAGTAAAGTTTACGAGGTTAGTCTGCTTGTTGAAGAGATTCTCAACGCTCGGATCCACGATACCAACAAGGTTCGTCGCAGGGACGTTGGCCTTCTTGAGAGCGTAGAGAACGTTGGCGAAATCGTCAACAGAGATAGTCTCGTTAGTGCCCGAACCGATGAAACGATGCTTAGCATTGTTAATCGTGTTCGAGTTTGCACTGGTCTGCGCATTCGGACCAGTAGCCAGCATATCCGTCTCCATCACCTTGCTAATAGCCCGGCGCATCTTGGGAACGAACATAGCCTGGACGCGAGCCATATAGAACGCATCCTGCATAAGCTTACGTGTCACGTAGGTGGCACTCTGCTTGTACTTGCTAATGGTGAACTGGAAGTTACCAGTGTCGAGAGCGGTGTAACGGATCGCCTGACCCTCGTTATAATCCATAGCTTCCATCTGGCCGACCGACGGAATATTAATCGTGTCGCCATCCGGGAAGTCAGTGATCATATCGACCCACCGCATACCAATCAAATCATCGAGCAGAACGTCTTTGAGCTGATTGCTCCAAAGACTGGTTCTGGTCAGATTTGTGGTATTGTAGGTTGAAAAACCTGCCATAGTTTAATTATCCTTTGAGATAGAACTTGTCTCCCATCTCGTCGGCAACTCGGAGCATTTCCATTTGAAAAGCAGGACTTTCGTATTTTCTTGGATCTGTCTTTTTCACAGATTGGTATTCATCATACTTTGACATTGTCTTAGTATTACCACGGAAGGTTACGCTAGAACGTGGAGCAGACACATCAGGTTGCCTAGTAACGGGTACATCGGCACCGAGGCTAGCGAGGAGGAGCTTAGGGTTCTTACCCGCCATCTCATTCATCACTTCCTCAGTTACGCCTAACTCCTGAGTTTTCTGTCTCAACTTATTCACATAGTCCTTCCCCCAAACTTCAGTCAGCTTATTTCTAATGAAAGCTCTATTGTCGCTTTCAATGGTAGACTGTTGAATTTGAGTTAACCGTGCTGTCAGCTTAGCATCTAGCACAGCGTCTAAGTCAACGTTCTGGGTATTCTGATTCCCGGAGTTTTCTGTATCGTCTTTTGGATCGATATTACTCTCTTCACGAGTAGGCTTGAGTTTCGCAAGCAAATCTTCATACGACAAACGTTTAATATTATCTTCTCGTAGCCGAGCAGCTTCTTGCTCAAGTCTTTCGATGTGTTCTTGAGAATGTGCCCAAGACTTACTCAGGCCCTCAATATCTACACCATCATCCTTAGCGAAGCGTTCTTTTGCTTTGGCTACGTAATCGACATCTTCGTCAGACGTCTTATCAAAGAGTGTGGTCATTCTTTAATTATGCCTTTAATCTTCTGGAGCATTCGTCTCGCTCCGTTATAGTCAGCTTGTTTATAGGCCCAGTTAGGATTATCATAGTCTGTTTCCTTGGGGCGCTCTAGTTCTTGCTCTAGTTCATCTAGGATTGCAACCAGTCGTTGCATAGTAGGAGTTGCTAGATTACTAAGAACTGCTTTAGTAAACTCTTCACGCTGTAGGGGGTCCCTGAGATGCCTGGTCCACACGAGAGGTAGCCTGGGCGTTTGAGAGGGCGTTGGGGTCTGCGTCGCCGCCGAGGCCCGACGCGGTTGAACTGTCATTCATTTGCCTTTCGTTTGTCACGTTAGCGAGTCTAGCTGCATCAGCATTTTCTGTGATGCGAATATAGGGAGAGAAGATATTGAAATCTTCAATGTCGAGTAGCTGATTCCAAGTCTCAGCAAGTTTAACTGCCGAGAAGTGCATAAGCACTGAGGGATCCTGTCCTGCGGGCGAGCCGAGGAAAGCATTAAGATCCTGGACCAACTGCGCCTGTTCTGCGAAGTGTCTCGCAGCTACTGGGCGAATGCGGCCATTGCCGCTAATGTCAAGAGGCCCGATAGCACTGAAGACAGCAAAGTTATAGTCAGGGTCAAGAGAACGTACTGTAACTTCATCTAGGTTTCTCCTCGCCATTTCTAGCATATCATTTAGCATAGGTTCAACGAAGTCTCTTTCGAACTGCGCTGTCTTAGCTTGGAAGATACGAGAGGCTGCATTCTCTAGCCTCTGCACTTCGTACTTAGTCTTTTCACCAGGAGTCCTAAAGCCCATAGCTTCCTTGGGACTACCTGCCATCTCTTCCATCTTCTGTTCGAGAATGGCGATCTGAGTATCAGCCTGCATAGCTTGAACCTGAGGAGACATCAACTCGACATCACCATCATCATAGACGACAATGCGTTCCATTGGACCCCAGACGAAGTCGTCTGCATATCCACGTACTTTGATTGGAGGATAGGCGATTAGATCGAATACGTCAGCCTTGATATTCTCAAGATGATCGATCCTGTACTGCATTCCTACAAGATTATCAAGAGGACCCATAGCCCACAGATTGTCAGGACGCACACGCCAACCAACATGGTGAATAGGAGCATAGCCCATAAAAGATGGATTGGTGACTTGAGACACAATCTTATGACGGTCAACAATCTGGATAATCTGATTTCGAATAAACTTCTGACTATCTTGGTCATAGATGTCGCCGTAGAAGGTTAGGATCTCGACTGTATCAGAAGACATATAAGCTTGGAAAGAATTGAAGCCTGCAATCGAATAGATGGTGTCTTTGCTGGATAGCGATCCAGTGTGTTGTCTGATTTGCGACCTTCTATCTTTGATGTACGCCCAAAGCTCTTCATTTGCATCTCGTTGTTCTGGTGTTAGTGAATTTCTGTCGAGGAGCTCCTTGACTTCACCCATTGTGATAAGCGATCTGATAATCTTAGGCGCTTCAACAAATGTAGGGGCAGTAGGATCAAATACAATGTCAAGAGGGCTAATACGTCTAGGGCGAGGCCCCACAAATCCAACAGTAGTTTTCTTAGTCGCATCTGTAATCCTATAGTCTACCCAATCAACCATTACGAATGCATTGCCGTAATCAATGTAGTCGAGAACACACTTACCGATCTCATTGATGAACTCAGGTTGCTCCATATTGTAGCACATGTAGTTCTCAATGGTCTTCTTGAGTTCCTTTTGCTCATCGGATTGGCTATAGCCGATCCATGTTACGTTCTTCCTACGAGGAAACATAGTAGCCATGTAATTGGCATTAAGATTATCCCGAATCTGGCATAGCTTCGGTATGGTCGTGGTGTTGCTCCACGGGAGTTTGGAGTTACTGGTATCCTTCGTGCTAGTAGCAAAGACATAGCGCTGTACTTCATCCCACGCTGCGAGCTTAGTCTGCCTGAAGGCTTCCCAAGTCAGATAGTAGTTAGAGATACGAGTACCAAGTTGATCTGGTATCAGGAACTCTTCAATTGTTAAAACTTTGCTCAACGTTTTCTCTTTCTTCTAACCGGTCTCTGAAATCCGCCTGTGGCGTAGTAGGCTATTACTTGTTTCTTAGTAAATACTCTGCCCGAAGGAGATTTGTACTTACCATTCTTCATCTTCTTGAAAGGCATTATCCGATGCCTCCGAATCTCTGATTATAATACTGAGAGTGAGTATGCTCTCTTAGAACTTGCATGTGAGAAGTAGGAGCGATAGCAGTATCCACGGCGTTAGCAAGAGAATCCTTGATATCATCGTGAGATGGATTCTGCATTAGCAACTCTTCCTCAAGAAGAGAACAATTTCCTCCGGAATAATGCCATATCTGCTTGTTAGCATACTTAGGCTGCAGTACGGACTCAATCCTCTGCTCCTTAGATCCTTGTAGACGGCTTGGGCGAGTGTCAACAACGGTGAGGGCGATTCCATGTTCACGAATGTAATCTTCTTTAAGTGCCTTGACAATTACTTCCTGAGCTGCCACCACTTCGGCCGAGAGCTTCCTGAACCCCCACTTGTGGTATAAACGAAGTATCCGATCAAAATACTCAGAAACGCGATTACTTCTAAACCGATCGATATCCAGAATATAGTAGTTGCTATTTCCATCTACACCCACCACAACAATCGCCGTATAATCGGCTTCTTTGGATAGACTATAGGCAAAGTCAATTGCTGCGAAGACATTGAGTCTTTTATCTTTGAAAAACCAGCGACCGTTTTTCTGAGCAAGGAAGGAGCGATTATAGTAAACAAACATATCAGGAGTAATACTAGAGGTGCTGAGATCGTTGGGGTCATTGTAGTACTGTGCCCTGAATTTGGTAGGATCCGAGTAGCCCGCTTTCTTCTGAGCCAGGATCTCTTGGTTGAATCCGAATTTCTTTCCATCTAGCTTAGGCCATAGATATTGCCCAGTGCCATCTCCACGATCTTCTACGACCTTCTCGTGAATCTCATAAAGATTGTAGCTTCTAGTAATCTCACCATCGTCATTAAGTAGTTTCACTACCTGATGCTTGAAAGTATCGTAAAGATCCTTAGGATGATATCTAGTTCCTACTGCCCAGAGTCTTCCTTGTGTTCCAAGGATCGAGGTAAGGTAGGAAGCCTGTGCAGCACACTTGTCTCTGCCTTCATCTGTGTAGGCATTGGTATCAACGACTACGTCATCCAGGACTGCAATATCGCAATGCAGGCCGACAATGTTAGTAGTGAGGCCAGCAGTAAAGATAGTAGGATCTCTAATGATCTGACGCTTACGTTCTGGGTGATCAAGACTGATTTCTCTCTCTGTCCACTTCTCTCTCTTCGATTCATCGAGATTGGTCATGTCTGGCCAATAGTAACGATAGATAGGAAGTTCGAGAATGTCCTTAATAAACTTGAGCTGCTTCTCAGCGAGCTTTGAGGTACTCGAAATATAGAGGACTCTTAGGGCAGGATTCTTTGTGATCTCCCATACGACCCTGTACGCTACAAGTGCACTCTTGCCGTGGTCCCGAGGAAGAAGAACTAACTGGTGCGAATTTGAGTTCTCTTTGGTCCACCACTGGATCAGGTCTACGTGACATTGTCCTAACTCTCTTTGAGGATGAACAAGGCGAATGAAATTCTCTAGTGAACTAAGCGCCCACTCTCGAATCCTTTTGATCGCCTCTTGATCTTTAGGCTTTAACTTCGACATCAAGTAGTGAGTGTCTGCAGGGCGCCGTTGGATAGGCGAGAGTTCCAGCAGGCGAAGCGTTGAATGTATCCATTAAACCAACTACCGCTGCCACCGTTAGCGACACCAAGCCATGCCGCGTTCATACCCGCTGGTCGCGTGACTGACGAATCCGTGCCGACAGAGCCGCCGTTCAAAACGACG